GGGCCAACGTGCCGCCTGCGGAATACGCTGACGCGGTCGTCATTCTTGATCCACCCTTCAAGAACAGCCACACCCCTTACAACAATGTCGAAAACTACCGAGTCTACTGGCAAGCGGTCGACAAGATCGTCGACATTGCGGAGACGGTCATCGCCTTCGAGTACGAGGATGTTCTCGAACGGTTCTATCCGGACCACGAACTGGTGACCCGCGTCAGCCGATTCAGCGGAAAGCACCCGGCACGAACTGAGGCTATGGTAGTCTTGACGAATGACCGTTGAATGGCGCGAAACGCCGGAAGGTCTCGTTCCCTACCAAGACGGCTCGAAGGTGATCTGGGCTCCACAGGAGCCTTCCCAGACCGCCTTTCTTGAGTGTCCTCTCTTCGAGGTTCTCCTCGAGGGAAATCGCGGCGGCGGAAAACGAATCTCCAATTCAGAACATATCTTAACAGATTCTGGTTGGAAAATTGTTGGAGACGTTGTTCCGTCTGATCGTCTTGTCGCGGAGGATGGGTCTTACACACGGATCTTGGGCATTTATCCACAATCCACTGGCCGGATGTATCGACTAACGTTCTGTGACGGTGCTACCGTCCTCGCGGATGCTGATCATCGATGGCTTGTGTGGAGTGGGAAAAATGGTAACAGAAATGATTGGCAGGTCAAGACGACTCATGAATTGATTTTGTCTAAGACGGCTTGGTATATTCCATTGCTATCAGGACCTGTACCGGGGAAACATTGGGAAGGACCTGATCCATATATTCTTGGGCAAATTCTCGGAAATGGTACTCTGACTGGTAGATATGTTACTGTTTACGGCCATGCCCAAGACGATGAGGCGAAACAATACCTAAAACAGAATGGATTTACGGTCTATCAGTATAAACCGAACTGCTATATGGCTCAGGTTACCAATGGTTCAGGCGAAAAGTGGCGCGACGTCCTCGGACGTTGTATTGGGGACCAGAAAAAAGTTCCACAGGATCTTTTAGATTCAGATCCTACTTCTCGTCTTGCTGTGCTTCAGGGGTTGATGGACTCGGACGGAAGTATCGATGAAGGGGGGCGTTGTACTTTTGCCTCTGTTTCTCCATTTCTTATTGACGCGGTCAAGTATCTGGTACGGTCTCTTGGAGGAAAAGCAACCTCTCAGTGGAAACCAAAGGCATCAGGATTTGGGTCTCGAGGAGGGTATTTCAGGGCCACGGTCATGCCTTGTGGGAAGTTCTCTCCGTTCCGACTTTTCCGTAAAGCATCTCGTCTTAAGCCGATGAAGGGATGTAGGAGGAAGATAGTCTCGATTGTTCCTGTGGAGGATGGTCCTGCTACTTGTTTCAAAGTAGAACATCCCAGTCATCTTTTTGTGGTGACAAAAGAATTCATCCTCACCCACAACACGGACGCCCTCATCATGGACTTCGTCCAGCACGTCGGTCAGGGTTTCGGGGCCGAGTGGCGCGGGATCCTCTTCCGGCAGACGTTCCCCCAGTTGTCGGACATCATCACGAAGACGAAGAAGTGGTTCCCGCGGATCTTCCCGCACGCGACTTTCAACGAGTCCAAGGTCACCTGGACCTGGCCGACGAAAGAGAGTCTGCGGCTCTCCTACATGGAGACGGAGGACGACTACTGGAACTACCACGGTAGTGCCTATCCGTGGATCGGTTGGGAGGAACTCACGACCTGGCCTGATGACAAGTGCTACCGCGTGATGTTCTCCTGCTCCCGGTCGACGCGGGTGGACATGCCGAGGAAGTACCGGTCCACGACGAACTCCTATGGTCCTGGCCACAACTGGGTGCGGTCCCGGTTCAAGTTGCCCGTCCCCCCTGGGCAGATTCGAGGACCGGTTCTGCATGAGCAGACGACCAAGGGAGGCGTTCTGACGCGGGTCGCAATCCAGGCCATGTTGTCGGGGAACAAGGTCCTCCTGACGGCGGAACCGGACTACATCGAGAAGATCAAGGCCGCTGCTCGAAGCCCCGCAGAACTTCACGCCTGGGTCGAGGACGACTGGAACATCGTGGCCGGCGGCATGTTCGACGACCTCTGGAGACCGGAGTTCCACCAGATCCCGAACCTCGCCTTCCGGGAGATCCCGAAGACGTGGCGTATCGACCGATCCTACGACCACGGCCAGAGCAAACCGTTCTCGGTCGGCTGGTGGGCTGAGTCGAACGGCGAGCCCATCCTCATCGGCCAACGGACCTTCGGCGCGGTCCGCGGGGACCTGATCCGGGTCGTCGAATGGTATGGCTGCTCCGAGCGGCCGAATGAGGGCATCCGGATGCTGGCCACGCAGATCGCAGAAGGGATCCGCGAGCGGCAACAGGATTGGGGAGTCGACGCTCGAGTCCGTCCGGGCCCAGCAGATACCTCGATCTTCGACGACTACGAGCCGGGGAAAAGTGTCGCAGGGGACATGCTCAAGAAGGGCGTGCGTTGGACGAGGGCGGACAAGCGGCCCGGTAGCCGGAAGCAGGGATGGGAACAGCTCCGCAAGTTCCTTAAAGGAGCTGTTCCCGGCCCTAATGGGATTCGGGAAACCCCCGGCATCTTCATCTGCGAGCGTTGTGACAATTTCATCCGAACCATCCCGGTCCTCCCCAGGGGCAAGACGGATATAGATGATGTTGATACCCGGGCCGAGGACCACATTGCTGATGAGGTAAGATATAGGTTGCGCGAGAAGATGTCTGAGGCTCAGAGCTGGAGCTGGTAGATGTGCGAAATCCTGGTCAAGTTGAAGGACGGAACTGATCCCAAGGGAATTCGGACTGGGGACGTAATTGACATCCGTCCAGACGGTCAGAGGTGGGGCCGGCTCGAGTGCGAGCCAGTTTTTTCCGTCGTCCTCCTCCCGAAGATGCCTGCTGCTGATCTTTCGTGGGCCATGGAGTCTTGGCTCAACTCGGATAGAAGTACCTATCGCGAGCGTTTGTGGAAATGGGACTTTGAGAATCGGCAATTTATCCGCAAGTCAGACGGGTTGGTGAGATCATGCCGACTATAATCCCGAAGGACATTAAGCCCGACGGGACCGGGGACTACCTCACGCTAAACTCGTGGGACGCGGCCGAGGCCGCCGATCTCGTTAGTCTCGATCAAATCAGGAAGGCGGTGGTTTATTCCGGGGGCAATGCTCTCTCTGGGGCCTTAGTGATGTGGGCAGGGTGGACGTGCGATGCCACGAGGTATCCCTGGATTGCTGCGGCCGATGGGCACGCGCACGTCGGCTACTGGGACACGTCGAAAGCTTACGCGTTGACGGCATCAGGTGCCCCCTATTGCGTCGGGATCACCAAAGGAGCGCACATCGATGGGATGCAGATCCAGAGCACGGATCTCCAGGGGACGATCATTTCTGGTGGGTTATCCCCACTGGTTATGCGACGGTGCATTATTAGGAGTTTTGGGAATAATGCTACCTGTGTGATGATGCCGAATTGGTGGGGTGTTTGTAGTGGGAATGTTTTCGAGAACTGTATCCTGATCGCCGAGGCAGCGAATGGTACACCGAGAGGAATCTGGGTTAATGGGGCGCTTGAAGCTACGGCGAGAAATTGTACCATTTACATCTCACGCAATGATGCAGGGTCGGGCGCATACGTGTTAAGTGCGGAAGCTGGGGGGGTTCTTACGAGCCAGAATAACTACTTGGCAATTGGTGGGAATGCAATCAATGTTGCATGCTATTACGCAAGCGGCGGCACGATCAACAAGGGCGCGAACGACGCGACCTTCAACGCCGAGGCCACGACTCCGGCCCTTCGGAACATCGCCTATTCGGCTGCCAACTTCCTTGATGTGACTCCGGGATCGGAGAACCTTCACCTCACGACGGGATCTGCCCTGCGCGGCGTGGGCGCAAACCTCTCTGCCACCTTCACGGACGACATCGATGGGGAGACCCGCCCCTCCTTGCCCGCCCCCTGGGCAATCGGAGCGGATGAGCCTTCCAACGTCTACGACGCCGATTTCTCGGATGGGAGTGTCGGAGGAGACACAACGACCTCGTCCATGCTGTACTCGGGCGACGTGGTAGAGGGCGCGGAGGGAGCAGACTCCGCTCCGCTCCCTCTGGGCCAACTCCTGGCTGACATGGTTGACCAGGGGATTGTCTCGGATCCAGTCCTTCCCGCAGGCGATTATTCTGGGTTGGTGGTTGATGGGATCTCTTTCGTGGAACAGGGTTCCGAAGATTCTTATACTCCAGGAAACTGGGTTGACGGCGGGATCTTTGGAGATTTTTTCTCCGCTCCGACTTCTGGACATGTCTACGTCCATTCTTTCAAGATCTATCCCACAATGACGAAGGTATGGGCGAGACCTGTAATGACTGTCACGGTTGGTCGTCCGGAAACAAGAGTCACGGTTTAGGAGAAAACCATGTTCACCGCTGTTCTTGAAAATGTATTGATCAACGAGTCAAACATAACTATTTTGGTTAAGTTTTTCAATGGGAAGGATATCGACTACCAGAAGAATTATGCCTATAAGTTAGATAAATTTGATCTTTCTAATTTGAAACAACAAGTATCGGCAGATATTCTTTCTCTTAATCAAAATGAGTTAGCCACGGCTGTACTTAGGGCTAAGATTGCTACTGAAATACGGCTACTCTAATGGCTCTTGCATTAGTTCAAGACTGTACGGCGGTTGTCCAGGCTAAGGGAAACCCCTTAGTTGCGTCAGTTGTATTTGGCAGTAACATTGCTGCCCATAGTTTGCTTGTGGCATATCTTAGGCAGCAGACAAGTGGGGCTAACTATGCTTATTCAGTTTCTGATAATAGGGGAGGCACCTGGGTTCGGGCTATTAAAAACACTGCTACATATTATAGAGTTGAGATTTGGTATTGTGCTGATGCCATTGGAGGCAACACTACAATATCTATAAGCCAATCTCCGTATGGAGTGGCTTTTTTTGGTTGTGCCCAGGAATATTCTGGATGTAATGGTGCTGTTACACTTTTCTCTCAAGATTACTATGATCAGGCTGGTAATCTTAATGCTCATACATGTTCGGCTGCCGGCATAAGTGCAGCAACTGAGGCTGTGGCTTGTTGTGTTGGCCAACTGAGCAATGTCGCAACTGAGTGCAATCCCGGTTCTGGATATGCCGAAATCACTGCCAGTTTGGCGAATGCCTATGGAATTTTCCAGTGGCAGATTTTTGCGAACTGTGCCAACGAGGTGGGGGCCTGGGCCAGTACAGGGACGGCTCGAGTAGGCTATTGTTGTATATGCCTTTTAGGGAAGACCCCTATTGTCGATGTCAGCTTGGTAGATGGCTCGGTGGGGGTGGACTCTGTCAATAGGTTCCAAGAATTCAGCAAAAGTGTGACGGACGGGGCAAAGGGAGCGGACACCGTATCTGTCTTCAGTGACTTCCTGGCCAGCGTGGTGGACGGCTCGGTAGGCGCGGACACTATCGACTGGTTTAATGTTTTCTTTGCCAGTGTGGCAGACGGCTCGGTGGGAGCAGACACCGTATCCGCCCTCAGCGACCTCCTGGCCAGCGTGGCAGACGGTTCGGTAGGCGCGGACACCGTATCCGCCTTCAGCGATCTCCTGGCCAGCGTGGTGGACGGCTCGGTAGGCGCGGACACTTTCGACTGGTTTAATGTTTTCTTTGCCAGTGTGGCAGACGGCTCGGTGGGAGTGGACACCGCATCTGCCC